TAACTTAGCAAAATAACTCATTGTATCATCTTCAGCCTCAGCCTTTTGAACTGGGTCAGCTGCTACTGCAACTGGGTCTGAAACAACCGGACCGTCATTGAATGGTGATTCGTTTTTAATATCCTCATCAACATAATCAATTTCAGTACGTGCTTGTGGTGTACCATCTGTACCCAAGACTCTAGTTAACTTCAAATTAAGCTCACTATAAGACTTGAATGTTGAAGGGTCAGTAAACTCCTGAATAGAATGTTGTTGGTTGTAGATATTTTCCAACACAGTATCATCCGTATGAAGAGCTTCAGCCCCACCAAACTCAGATCGGTCATAGTTACGGAATCCCGCTACCTGAGCAATCTTCATTTTAAAGTTGGCACCTTTCCATAAGTCAAATGGATTAATAGCAGTTTCATCTTCATACTGAGGTTGCATGCTATTCATAATCTTCTCAAAGATTTTAGCACCATAAGTATATAAGAATACCTTGCCATTGTTTTCTGGACTTTCAGGGTCAGAAACAATATAGATATTTGACACATAATGTAAGCGACGCTTACGTTTACGTGCAGTATCTTTATCTGCTTCAATACCTGTATTCCATAGTTTTGAATTCATTTCGGAAACAGGATCGTCCTTACCAATAGTAGTTAAAGATTTCTCTACATACCATTGACCAGTAGGTCCTTGAAAGAAATGGTCCCAGAATTTAGCCCAAGGTAAGTCATCACCTTCGACCGTAGGTAAGAATCGAATAACGGCATAACCGTTACCTGCTTTATCTACTGTGGGTTTCCACATACGGTCATCACCGTATGATTGTTTTGATGTGGCGCTTTCAGCTGCACCAACTAATGCTGACATATCATTAGCTTTAGCTTTTAAGTCTGCAAAACTCATTGTACTTCTCCTTTAAAGATTTGTATTAATTTATATTTCGTTTGCTTTGTATCATAATTTAAAAAATATCTAATATAATCTTTCTCATTTTAATATCATTAAACCTTAAGAAAGATTGATAATTTAATATTTTTTTATATAAGTCAGGCCATAAAATGGTCTCACTTATAAATGAATTGGCTTTATCAATAAAACCTGTTAGCCTATTCACTATACACACAGTCTCTAAAGAAACCGTGCCTTCCAAATAAAGATGGATAATTTTTGGATATGTTTCATCTATTTCCAAAAGGGTATCAAATCCATTATCTGAAATTTCTTCTAATTCATTTTTTAACAAATATGATATACTATCTATACGTTTTAAAAACTGTGTATATGTATCTTCGTCTCTAATCATATCACCAGTAAATCTATTTCCTGATACTTGGTGTGAGGCAAAGTATAGTATTATATCATCTTTATTTTTAAATCTTTTTCCTATCTTTGTTAATTGAAATTTATCTGGTCTTTTCCAATATGTTTTTTCATTTATATTTGTTTTAAAATTATATTTCCAACAATCATATGACCCATTAAAATGTAAATTGATTGCGTGATGTAATATAAATGCTTCATAACCGGTCATAATATAGTTATATTATATCATAGTTCAAGGTAAAAGTAAACAGCTATTGCGGTAAAATATGTGTTGGATTACCACCTTGTAGTAGATTAAGTTCTCTAGCTTCAAATTCTACATGCTGTACTATTTCTTTTGAGATAAGTTTTTTACTATCTCTTAAATCAATTTCATTCTTATCACATACATCTATAATAGCATCCATATAAGGACAACCTTTATGTGTTCTTACGTATGTTTCTACTAATCTTGAAAATGTTTTTTTATTAAGATCATCACCACTCATGATTCATAACCTTTATCTTCATCAATTAATCTTTGTAATTCAGGGTCAGATTTTATATTACCATTTTCGTCATATGCATGTGCAATTACTTCATGGTATAATCTAATTTCTTCATTCTCACCATAAAAATCAAAGGGATACATTCCATCTCTAAGGTATGAATTTAACCCTCTCACATAAGCTTGAACAGAAGTTAACTTAGCTATAGCACCACGTTCATTTCGATGAACTGCCTTCTTCAGGTCACTAACCTTGTCTTTCTGAGCCTTTAAATACCTCTTCACGCTCACTACAGATAAACCATTGTTATCTTCTAATGCCAGCACGTTTGGAGCTATATTTTTATATGCTGCTGGCTTTTTAGCTGCTCTTGCCTTAGCTAGATTAGCAGCTGCTGCCTTTTTAGCCTCTTCACTCATCTTACGTTTTGCCATAATGTAGTTCCTATTTGATTAAATATAGTTATATTATATCATACTTTGCTATAAAAGTAAACAGTTAACCTTTATATATTTTTAATATTTGACCTTCAAATGCTTCTACCTTGTCAACTCTATTAGGCCATTTAATGTATTCTTTTTCAGGATGTGCCTTAAGGTTATTGAGTAAAGGTGTAATAGCATTATATAAATTGTCTAGCTTTGTTTGCGCAGCTGATGCAGATGCTGAAGATGATGCAACTTCTTTTGCACTATCTAATTCATCTTCATCTACCAGCGTAAAGCCAAAATCGAAACTTGCCATTTTTTACTCCGTTAATAATTGTTTAATTCCGCGTTGCCAATTTTCTGCGGCATCTTCAACATACCTTAAAGATTTATATTTAAAATCTTCATTTGTTATACGTAAACCTGCTGCATCTTTATATGTTATTGAAAAAAACGAATGCTCTCCATCCATTCCATTTATAACTTGATATACCTTAGCGACACTACCATCATCCTTATAGTATTCACCCATCAATTTTCTGTGATTCATTGTTCCATCCATGATTTTCTCCATAATAATATTAATATTTATACATAAAAAAATGGGGACTCATTACAAGTCCCCAGGAGTTACTACTGAGTAAGTAGTTATTTTAAAATGCTAGACTAGCTTTAAGAGTAGTAACGCCATCTGCGCTTCCTACTTTTTCCCACTCGCCTGTCCAGATACCACGTGTTAAACTAAATGTTTTAGTTGTAACATCAGCACCTGTCTTAGACATTTCAGCTTTAACTGTACCTAAACCTTCAAAAACTCTAGATACTGAACCACCATTTTCTGATGTGCCATCTGCATTTGAATCATGATTAGCACTTAATGTTAAACCACCCATTGTTGTTGCAATTGTTGTATCAATATTGTTACCTGCGGTAACTTTATTATGTACAACTGTAGCTTTTACACCAGCCACTTCATAAGTAGCTGTGGTTTCCCTTTCGGAATTAGTAACATCTGTAACATTAAATGTAATACCTGCAAGTGCACCACCAACATCGATAGTTGCTGAACCACCTGAGACTTGATTTAATCCTACTGTGAATCCACCTGATGTTGCTTTAACACCAATAGATACTGAATCTGGATCATCTCCTGATTTGTCACCTAACGTAAATGTTAGAGGACCAGTAGTAGTTTCTACATACATATCATCTATATCAAAAGCGCCATCTAAAACTACAGTAACTGTAGAACTTCCAGATGTGCCTTTCATTGTAGTTGTTATGTCTTGAGTGTAAGCACCATGTGAATCTAGTGTACCCTCGTACAAACCCGAAAGACTAATACCAGCATACGTTGATGCAGATATTGCCATTGCCGCCGTCGCGACTAGTAGTTTTTTAAACATATGTATTTCCTTTTTTATTTAAACAAAAAAATCCTTTTTATAGTAGGGATGGCTACTTGGAGTTATTTATATATTTTCTATATAACAACTCCTCTTTTTCGTAAGCTTCATTTTCATCAAGCTCACGATTTTCGTGTAATTGGAGAACGTGTACCATTTCATGGCAGACCGTTAAGATAGTTTCTTTGAAACCGAGACCTGTATCTATTTCAATATCGTACTCATCATCTTCAGCAGAATCAGTAGTCCAACCTTTAACATTATCTTCTGATATATCTTCAACCTCTACAGAGACTAAAACCTCTTGAGGTATATTTAATTCTTTCTTACAAAAATCAACGATATCTTCCAGCAACGCCATAGTTACCTCCATTATTTTCTACTTTTACCACTAGGCCATCCACGATCAAGAAAATGAGGCTTATTTAATTCTTTTTCAATATCCTCAATTATTTTATTTGCTTCTAAAGCAGACTTAGATATATCATAGCGTTGGTACCATTGCCCCATCATTTCGATGTGATTCAGTTTAGCCTTTAAAGCTTCGAACTGCATTTCTGCCCTCGCCATTATGAATAGTGTGATATAGGTTTATTTATACTATCTATTCATTAGACTCTCACCATTTGCAACTGAATCGCCGTAGCCTGTAAGGTATTCTTTATGCCATTCTTCAACGGTTTTATCACCCTTACATTCTTTAGGCAATTCTTGTGGGTTTTCGCATTCACGATTTGCAACCCAACCAGCAACATAAAACTTAGATTTGCCACGTAAGTGTGCAGTCTCTTCAGTTTTGTTGGTTACTAAATTTACCATCTATTCTCCTGTAATAATATTATAAATTTCTTTCCATGTCTTGACTTTTCTTTCATCATGACAATCATCATTCCAATTATGACTAATTAAAATTCCTTCAAGACCAGCATCATTTCCCATCTTAATATTTGATACTTTGTCTTCAATCCAAAAACACTCAGTGCCTTCCCATTTCATAAGAACTTTGTCCTTATTTTGTCCAGTTTTGAGTATAGTAAACCCATCAAAAACATCTCCAAAGACATTTCTTAAATTCTCTTTTCTATATGCTTGACCAAGTTGATCATCAGTTTGTGATGTAATTACATGAAATAAATATCCATGCTCTTCATGTAATTTACGAACATATTTAACAGCATCACGAAGAGGTGATAATGATTTCATCATTTCAGACTTATTAAATGTTTGAATTAATTTAGCACCATCTTTCCACGGAATGTCTAAAGCTTTGGCAACACTGTATATACTTTGCTTTTGCTCTAAACCATGAGTTTCGAAAACCCATTTATAGAAATGGTACTCCCAATCTAATAAGACTCCATCGCAGTCAGTTAATATAACTTTATCTCGAACACTTCTTAACACTTTCGAATGTGTAAAATTATATGTATTTCCTTTAGGTGGCATACTTACTTCTCCTTGCTTTTTCAGCATCATATTTATCCATTAAGTCCCATGCCTCTTTAGGCAACTCATTATATTTACAACTCATGCTTTTTTGCATATCTGGTCTTAATAATTCGTCTTGGTCAAGAAATGGGTGAAACCCCTTTTCGTCTAACCATAATCGACAAGAACGTAATCTTATTCCTTTTAGCTTTCGCTTTTCAATTGT